CCCCCCAGCGCCTGAAAGGCGCGCGTCGCAGACGCGCACACCGGGGTGAGGCTCTCTCACCCGCTTGTCAGCACATGCATCCCTGCATTATGCTAAGGATGATCCCCACTTCATTGACCCCAACCGCGTGGTTGCGAGGAGGAGTGCGGCATGCCCCTTGAGCGCGGAGTGATCACAGTCCTGGGCCTGAAAGGCGGCGTGGGCAAGACCACCGTCGCCGTCAACCTGGCGGTCAGCATCGCACGGACCTACCCCGCGCGGCGTGTCGCCCTGCTCGACGGCCACCTGCTGCGCGGCGATGTCGGCGTGTTTCTCAACGCGCGCCCGGCGCATACCATCCTGCACCTGCTCGAACAGCCCCCCGAGGAATACCCGAACCTGCTCGAACAGGTCATGGTGCAGGATTCCTCCGGCGTGCGCCTGCTGCTCTCGCCGCCCAGCGAGTTCGGGGTGCTGCCGCCCGACCTCGGCCAGCCGCTCTTTGCCCTGATCGACGCGGTCGCCCAGCAGCATGATTACGTGGTGATCGATACCCCGCCCGCCGCCAGCCTGACCCCCGATCTGGCCGCCTGCGTGCAGGCCGCCGACCTGCTGGTGCTGGTGGCCGAGCCAACCATCCCGGCCCTCAAGGATACCCGCACCCTGCTCAACTACCTGACCGCCGAGGGTTGGCCCGCCGAGCGCATGCTGCTGGTGCTCAACCGGGTGTCCCGGCGCACGACGGTCAAGCCCGACCAGATCGAGCATTTCCTGCGCCACCCGCTGGCCGCTGAGGTGCCCGACGACCCCGCCCTGTTCGAGTCCGCCAACCGGGGGGTGCCGCACGTGCTGTCTGGCTTCCGGGCGCCCGGCGCGGCGCCTTTCTACACCCTGGCGGCGCTCGCCGCCCAGGAGTCCACCGGCACGGCCCCGGCAGCCCCTCCGCACCCGCCCGCCCGCCGGCTTGAGCCTGCGCCTGAGCCTGAGCCGCAGCCCGCCCGCGCGGATCGCCCCCCCCGTGTGCTGGTCATCCATCCCAACCCCGACCGGCTGCTGTCCACCCTCGGTGATCAACCGGGGCTGGAGCTTGCCGGCATCAGCCGCAGTGACGAGGAGGCCCTGGCCTGGCTGGCCGAGGAGTCCGCCGACCTCGCCCTGATCGGTCATCCGCTGCTGGGTGGCAGCGGTGTCGACCTGATCCGCACGCTGCGCGCCATCTACCCCGATCTGGCCAGCATCCTGATGGCCGAGGAGGCCAGCTCCGACCTGCTGCGCGAGGCGCTGCGGGCCGGGGCCGCCGACCTGCTGGTGGCGCCCTACAGCCCCGAGGAAGTCTCCGCGGTGATCCTCCGCGCTTCCGGTGGGCTTGCCGCCGCCCGCGAGGAGCCGCGCGCCGCCCCCACATTTGCTGCCGCCCCACCTGCAGGGCCGGGCAGCGCGCGCACCTGGCAGTTCAGCGCTGCGACGCTGGCCTATCAGGAGGGCCGCGTGCCGCTGGCCGTGCCGCCCCCCGCCGATCTGCCGGAGGAAGGCGGCGTTATGGCCCGCCGGGGCGGCGGCCTGCTGGGCCGTATCGACCGGGGCCCCCGCCGCGCCGCACCGCCTGCGCCGCAGGCCCCCGCCCGCGCACAGATGCCCCCCGATCTGGACAGCACCTCGACGGGCAGCGCCGGGATGTTCCCGCCAGAGCCTGCTGAGCAGTTGGACGAGTTCATGCCCTATACCCCGCCACCTGCCCCGGCCCCTGCCGCAGCCCCTTCCCCGGGCCCCGCGCAGCCGGAGCCGGAGCAGGGCGCGGCCCAGCCCCTCGAGGAGGGCGCCGGGGTTGGCGCCGAGCAGGTGAACTTCACCGCCTACCACCCCCGCGATGTGGGGGCCGAGGCCTGGTATACGCTGCTCTTCTACACGCATCTCGCGGATGTCTTCGAGCAGGTGCAGCGCGACGCCGCGCGCTTCGCCGACGAGATGGCGGGCGACCCGCGCGAGGTAAAGGCCCGCACGACGGCGCGCCTGCGGCGCGGCACCGATCTGCGCATTGTGCCCGAAGGGCGCGGGCTGACCTTCAAACCCGCCGAGGCCGTCCTGACCTGGGATGAGGATATGGAGCGCGCGTTGTTCCGCTTCAAGGCCTCGGGGGAGATGGTCAACGAGCCGGTGCTGGGCGAGATCAGCGTGTACGTGGGCCCGCTGGAGATCGCCACCGTGCGCTTCTCGGTGTTCGTGACCGAGGGGGATCGCGCTGAAGCGCACGTCCCGCTCGTCGAGTCCTCGGCGAGCATGTACCAGCGCATCTTCGCCTCCTACTCGCACCAGGATACGCCGGTGGTGGACACGGTGGTTGAGACGCTCAAGGTGGTGGGCTTCGATGTGCTGATCGACCGCGAGACGCTCCAGGCCGGGCGCGACTGGTCCCGCCAGTTGGAGGAGCTGATCGACCAGGCCGACATCTTCCAGTTGTTCTGGTCTGAGAACTCGGCCCGCTCGGAGTATGTGCGCCGTGAGTGGGAGTACGCGCTCCTGCAGAGCGTCCGGCTGGGCAAGGGCACAGGCGAGTCACCGGGCGCGGGCTTCATTCGACCGGTCTACTGGCAGGAGCCGCTGGCCCCGGTGCCGGGCGCGCTGCGCCACCTGCATTTCAAGTTCCTGCCCGCCCTGGCCGCCGCCCGCCCGGAGGAGTGAGCCGCCGCGTGCGAGGTCGGGGTGAGGTGGCCTCAGGCCTCGTCCCTCAGGCCTTTTCCCTTGTTAACCTCACCCCGCCTCGAACGGCTTCACCGTCCTCGACCGCCCCTCTCCGCCCGGAGGAGTGAGCCGCCGCGTGCGAGGTCGGGGTGAGGTGGCCTCAGGCCTCGTCCCTCCGGCCTCGTCCCTCAGGCCTTATCCCTTGTTAACCTCACCCACCTCGAACGGCTTCACCGTCCTCGACCGCCCCTCTCCGCTCGGAGGAGTGAGCCGCCGCGTGCGAGGTCGGGGTGAGGTGGCCTCCGGCCTCATCCCTCAGGCCTTATCCCTTGTTAACCTCACCCCGCCTCGGATGGCTTCACCGTCCTCGACCGCCCCTCTCCGCTCGGAGAGGGGCAGAACCGAGCAGGGCGAGGTCGGGGTGAGGTGGCCTCCGGCCTCATCCCTCCGGCCTGCATGCACCCTGTGTGCGTCTAGCCCATGCGCTCACGGGTCGTTCGGTACACCCGCTGCGGGCGCTCGCTGAGCGCCGCGCGCACCACGGCGTCATGCGTGACGACCAGGCTGGTCAGGTCACGCAGCGAGCGCGCCAGCTCGTCCATGTGCTCGGTGAGCTGTTCGTCACGCCGTTCGACGAAGCCCCGCCATTCGCGGTCGCGCTGCTCGATGTAGGCGAGCACACGCATCACCAGGTAGGCCATCGCCAGCACAAACGGCGCCTGCACCAGCGCACTGATCAGGATCTCAGGCATCGCTGCCTCCTCTCTGTCTCACTCCCCGGTCGTTTGCAGCAGCCGCCGCTTACGCGCTGGCCGCCGCTGCCTGGGCCGCCTCGATGGGTTTCGCTGGCGGCTGTTCCGCCAGCACGGCGTTCAGCGCGGCGTCCTCCTGCTTCGCGCCGTCCGCCTGTGCGGCGGGGATGACGATCCGCCCGCTGAAGCCCTCCGCGTCGATCACCTCGTACACGGCCCACATCGCCTGCGGATCGCTGCCGTCCGTCCCGGCGGCGTCATAGTGCAGAAAGCGCTTCAGGCCCATCTCACACCCCCTGGGTGATCGCGCTGCGCACAAACCAGATCGCCGTCAGGTACATCCCGTAGCCCAGCGATGAGGCGTTCTTCCCGTTGATCACCGCCTTCAGCAGGTGCCGCCCCCCCGCAGCCACCGCCACACTGCTGACGGTGTACACCACGTTGTACGTGGTGCTGCCGCTGTACCACTCCTGGCCGGTCGTGATCGAGACCCCGTCCAGGCTCCAGTCCGCCTTGCCGCCGCCCGTCGATGTGTATCCCAGGAACTTGACGGTGTAGACGCCCTGCGCCAGCAGCACGGACCAGTGCCGTTCGTCCCCGTTGGCTGCCGGATTCTGGTAGGCCGCATAGCCAAACCACCCCGAGCCCATAATGTTGGCGATTGTCAGGGCGCCGCCTGCCGCCTGCACGCTCTCCAGTGACTGCAGCAGGGCGCTCTGCGGGTGCTGCCCGTACAGATACGCGCCGTTGTCAACCACGTCCTGGTTCCAGATCGCCGCCGTGATGATGTCCCCGGTCTCCCGCGCCTGCGGGTCGGACCATGCCATCGCGCATCCTCCTCTCCAGATGCCTGCATCCTGCCGGGCCGGGGGCGCTGCCCCGCCTGCCCCCATTGAGGGTAGCGCCCTGACCTGTGCCGCTTACGCGGGCCGCTGGCCCGCGCCCGCTGCGTCCTCGTAAGCGATGGCGCCCACCAGCAGGCCGCCCAGCGTCGTGCAGATCACCAGCAGTTCCGCCCGGGCAGGCTCCAGCGCCGGGACGTAGGCGATCAGCACATCCACGACCAGTGTCATCAGCGCCACCAGGAACTTGCGGCTGCGCAGCAGCCCCAGCAGCGGCCCGATCACCGGTGTGATGTCCAATGGTGTACGATTGTTCTCCATACCGATCCTCCCCATGTGTTGGTGTAACCCTGTCTGCCATTCAATAGCCCAGCCGCGCGGAGTCCCCCAGCGCCGCGTAGCCGGGTGTGCCCAGCAGCCAGACGGCATAGCGATCCGCCGGGCTGGTCTCCCAGGTCACGCGCTGCCGCGCACCGGCCCCCTCGATGCGCCGCCACACGCGCTCAATGAAGCAGGGCGCGGCGTCCAGCCCCAGCCCTGGCTCATGCACCTCCAGGCGATCCCCCACATCGCGCAGCAGCGCCTGGGCCAGCGCCCCCGCCCCGGCCTGCGTGTCCAGCGTGATCGCCAGCCACGGGCGCGGGGCGCCGCCCTGCACGATCTGCGCGCGGGCCAGGTCTGCCCCCACCGCCGGGTCTGCCGCCAGCCGCAGGTTCAGCACGGCGCGCCCGCGCCCATATGCGAACCCCGCGTCACTGTCCTCGGCAGCCAGCGTGACGGGCGCCCCGCTGCGCAGGGCCACCCCGCGCAGCGCCAGCCTGTGCACGGTCACCGCGTCGCGGCCCGGCCAGCGGTTGGTCAGCGTCACCCGCGCGGAGCTGGCCCCCGCCTCCACGCGCACGTGCAGCGACTCGCTCACATCGACCGCCAGGGGGTCCGCCAGGTCCTCGGAGGTGCTGGCCGTATAGTCCAGGCCGGGCACCGGCCCCTCCACCGACAGCGCCCCTAGCGGCGCGCCGTCCGCGTCGCGGTAGCGGGCGGTGATCGCCCGGGTTTCCCCCGGACGCAGGCGCAGCCGCACCCCGCATTCCCACAGCGTCTCCGGCGAGTCCCCCACCGCGCGCGGGTACACCGTGGCCTCGGCCCGCGTGACCACCGGGCCGCGCGCATGTTCGACAAACAGCCCGGCCAGCCGCGCGCCGATCTCCGCCTCCGGTGTGATGTGTTTGGGCCGCGCGTGGCGGTCAGCGAAGACGGGCGTGCCGTCCGCCCGCAGGTGGAAGCTGCCGCCCTCGGCCTCGCACACGTCACGCAGCGCGGACCGGGCGCGTGTCTCCGGCCCCCAGGTGTCGCCCACCCAGGGGAAGCTCGCCTGGCCCCGGTCGTAGGCGCAGCCCTCGTCGATCCCCGCCAGTGCGGCCCCCTGCCCCAACGCCCCCGCCTGCGGATGGGCCAGCCGCCAGCGCCCGTAAGCCCCCGGCGGCGCAAAGCTGATCTCGACCAGGCGGCGCACCACGTCGCGCGGGGCCGCGTCGATCCACAGCCGCAGCACACCCAGCTCGCGGCGGGCCAGCGCGGCCATCTCATCCTCAACCAGCAGGTCGGCCACCGGCTCCCCGGCGGCCCGGCGCGGCCGAATCGAGGCCAGCCGCCCCGTGAACAGGGTGGCGCTCGTGCTCCCATCTGAGGCGCGCAGCCGCACGCCGATCCCAGCCTCAAAGCCGGGCAGGGCGCCGGCATGGCCGGGCGTGTAGCGCCCGTCCGGGTTGCGCAGCGCAAACCGCATGCGCCCCGTCGAGGCCACCCTTGCGCCCGGCGCCAGCCCGCGCACGCAGCGCAGCGGCGTTGGCGCGTGCCAGTCCGCGCTCAGATCGCTCCATGTGTTGTAGCTCAGCTCGAATTCCAGCCAGTATGTCACGGGCATTGATGCTCTCCCTTGCCCATTCGCCGATCCACCCCGATCGCCTGTTGAACCCTATGGCCCTCATTCCTCGGCGCCCTGTGTGCGCCGCGCCCCTCTCCAGGAGGGAGACGCCCGGTAGGACGTCGGAAGGGGTGCGGTGGTCTCTGGCCTCGGACCTTTTCCCTCGGGCCTGGTTGGCCTCCTTTGACCTCACCCCCCGGCAGGCGCTGCCTGCGGCGGCGCGGGAGGGGTGAGGTGAACTTTTCCCTCTGTCCTCGACTCGCCCCTCTCCATGCTGGAGAGGGGAGGGAGCGCTGCCTGCGGCGGCGCGGAAGGGGTGAGGTGAACTTTCCCCTCTGCCTTCCCCCTTGGGCCTCTCTTTTGCCCCTCTGCTCACTCCCCGATCACCCGCACCCAGCGGTGCCGGAAGGTCACCCCGTAGTAGCGCACACCGCCGTACACCAGCGCCCCCGGCTCGATGCGCGTGATGCGCAGCGGCTCGTCCAGCGTGCCGCCCAGCGTGCCATCCGCGCCCAGCGCCGCCAGGTAGGCGTCCAGCGTGTCGATCAGCGCCGGCAGCGCCCCTAAGGCGCCCTCGCCCGTGCCCAGCGGCGACCAGACCAGCAGATGATCCACGCTGATCGCCGCGCGCCACACACCGCCGTCATAGGTCAGCGCGGCCATGCCTTCCTCGCGCTCGCCCAGCCGGTGCGGGGCCGCCCCGAAGGCGGGCACCAGCGCGGGCAGGTCGGCGCCGGGCAGCCGCTCCGGCAGATCGTCCAGGTCATAGCTGCGGGCCACCCCGCTCACGGCCAGGCCCGCCAGCGCCGTGAATGCGCTTCGCCAGCTCATCGCGCCCTCTCAGCCCAGCGCCTTGATGCGCAGCCGCACGTAGGGCATCAGGATGTCGCGCACGTCGTAAGGCACCGCCGCGCCGATGGAATCCGGCCCGCTGATGCCCGGGCGGTGCACCAGCAGGCTTTCACCGCCGTCGCGCTGGCGGTACATCCAGGCCACCAGCCGCACGGTCGCCTGCGTCACCGGCCCGGGGATCGCGGCGGCGTAGCCCCACTGCCCCGTCACCTCGATCGCCGCCTCCGCGTCCCCGCTGAACGTCCACTCCAGCCCGCTGCTCTCCTTGAGCGAGATGCCGAAGTAGGGCGGCCAGTTGACCGGGCGCAGCGTCACGTGGGCCTGCGGGTCGATGGCCGCGCCGTCCCCGTTGCGGATCGCCGTCACGCTCAGCAGGTCGGCGTCAAGCAGCAGCAGCGGCCCGGCGATGTGTACCCCCTGCGCGTCGTAGCGCCGCGTCTCCGTGCGCGTGACGAACCAGCGCCCGGTGAACAGGTCCACGACGCGGCTGGCCCGCGTGATCAGCGCGGAGAGCAGCACGTCATCCGTCCCGCTGCTGATGCGCAGGTAGGCTTTCAGCGTGTTCAGATCGGTGTAGTCCTCTGCCATAGGTCCTCCGCTCCTTCCTGCGGATCGGGCCCGGGCGGGGGCACGGCGCCGCAGTGCCGCCCATGTCCCCGCCTTTTATCTCAGCCTACGCGCGCACGCCCTTCAACGCCTCGAACGAGGCGGCATGCCGCACGTTGCAGTCCACCCGCATGATCGCGCGGATGAACACCTGGTCGTACTCAAAGGCGCTGCCTGCCGCATCGCTGGCGCGCAGCTCCAGTGCTTTACGCTGCCCGATCACGAAATCCGGCCAGCACCCCAGGTACACCGTCGAGCAATCCGCCGAGGTGCCCCGTGTCTGGGCGATGGAGATCGCCGTGGTCGCGTAAACCGGCAGCCCCCACAGGCTGGGCGGATCGCCCGGCGCGGCGGGGTCGCTCCACACGTAGTCGGCGCTGCCCGCGTCCTTCTTGATCTTGCGCAGGGTGTTCAGCGTGCGCGGGTGCATGATCCACGCGCGCCCCTCGCCCGCCACGTTGTCAGCGTCCAGCCGGTACAGCAGGTCGGCCAGGTCGTCGAAGTCCGGCACGCCCCCGTTATCCCCCAGCGTGGTTGTGTCCACGTTCACCCCGCTGATGTGCTCCAGCCCGGTCGGTGTGTTGCCCGTCCCGTCGCCGGTCAGGTACTTGAGGTCCTCCTCCAGCGCCAGCACGCGCGCCAGGTCGGCCATCACCAACGCCTCGACGCCGGGGTCGCTGTCCTCAAACAACTCCGAGGACAGCTTGGTGAGCGCTGCCAGCTTCTTGGCCTGCAGCATCACCTGCCCCCAGGTCTGGTCGCTCCCGGTGATCGCGCTGTTCTCGGCCACCCAGTAGGCGGTCGCGCCGCCCGCCTGCGCGGGGATCTGCAGCGTGTCGCCCGCCATCGGCACCACAGTCGCGCCTGCCGCGCGCACCGCCGTGCGGGCGCGCAGCATCTCGACCAGCCGGGCCCCCTGCTCGACCGGCACCAGGTACCCGCCGGATTCGTCGCTGCCCTCGGCCAGCGCCTTGCCCGCCAGTTGGAAGCGCACCACGTCAAAGCGGCCCTGGCGCAGCGCCTTGATCGCGTCCACAAAGGGCGTGTTGTTGGCGCTCAGCGCGCGCTCGCCGCGCTCGCGGATCAGCGCCGGGGCCTGCCGTGTCTGCAGCAGCGCCGCCGGGCCTTCGTTCCCATCCATGCCGCGCGCATCCAGCGCCCCGGCGATCTCCTGGCGCATCACCGCGCGCAGAGTCATCTCGTCCATCGTTCGTTGATCCTCCCCATGTGCCGAAGTGTCAATCTGCCTGATCCAGCCCTGTGTGCGGCCCGCCCCCTCGAACGCCTCTGCGCCGCGCAGCCCGGCAGCCTCGAATGCCGCCTTGGCCCGCGCCGCCTCTACGCGATAGGGCACGGCCACCGCGAACGGGTTGGCGGGCTGGTGCTCGCGCGCGTCCAGCAGCGAGAGCTCGCCCACCGGCCAGCTCAGGATGCGGCCGTCCGCCGCCACGCGCACCAGATGCGCGATGGCCCCCGAGGACGCCCTGGCGAAGCCCGCCTGTGCAGCCTCCCACACCCGCCGCGCCAGCGCTTTGCCCTGATCGAGCGCCACCCGGAACCATACGCCGTCGTCCCGGCGCTCCCAGCCCAGCTCCTCCCCGATCACCTGCGGCGCCGCTTCGCCTTCGGCCAGGCCGTGGTAGTACACCACGGGCCGCCTCGCGATGCGCTCCAGCCACAGGTCGCTCTCCTGCGTGAAGTACTCGCCCTGGGCATCCCGGCCTCCATACGGGCCGCCGTAGGGGATGCCCAGCACCTCCAGCACCCACGCCCCGTCCGTCGATTCAACCCTTTTCACCCGGATCACCGCGTGTCCTCTCCCCTTCCGTCCCTCTGGGACGCTTGCTCCCCGCTGCACCGCTCAGATGTCGGGATCAATCACCGCAATTGCCGCCGTGGGCATCGCCCAGCGTGCCCCGCTGATCTCTCCTCAAACGTCGCCCTGCCCTGTCCCCCCTCTCCGGCTTGCAAAGCAAGCTTGGGAGAGGGGAGGGAGACGCCACCCGGGCGTCGGAAGGGGTGAGGTGGTCTCTTCCCTCTGCCCTTCCCCCATCCCCTCCAGTGCCTCCCCGAACACCTCGTGCACGTCCTCCGGCGTGCCCGCCGACGCCAGCCCATCGGCGATCTCGCCCCACAGCGCCGCCGGGATCAGCGTGCTGCGGAAGTCCCGCAGCGGCCTGCCCGCCTTGAGCCGCTTCACCGCGAAGCGCTCCCAGCGCGCCAGCTCCGCCTTGATCGCCTGCTGGACCGTGTCGGGGCCGGGCGGCGCGGGCTCTGCATCCCCGCTGCCGGGCGGATCGCCGCCCTCACCCAGCGCCGGGAAGCCCAGCTCGCCGCGTGCCTCGTCCCGCGTGATCACCCCGGCCTGGTACAGCGCCGCCAGCCGCCTGGCGCGGTCGCTGGCCGTCTCGCGCAGCGCCGCAATGCGATCCGTGTCCCAGGCCAGCCGCGCCCCACGCGCGCGCAGCTCCGGGTAATGGGCCAGCAGCGCCGCGTTGAGTACGTCCGCGTAATAGCTGAGCTGCGGCAGCACGGTATCTTCATAAAAGCTGGCCTTCTGCTCGCGCGCGGTGGCGTAGGTGGCCGCCTCCCAGGCGCCCGCCAGCCCCGGCGGAACCCCCAGCGCGGCGCAGATCGCCCGCCGGTCTTCAGCGCGCAGGTCCGGCAGGGCCAGTTCGCCGGGCGGAAAGCTGATCTGCGTCCACTTCAGGCCGCCGCCCACAATGCCCGTCTTCCAGCGGTTCGCCGCACCCTTGAACAAGCGCTCCCACCAGGCGTGCACGCGCTCAATATCCGGCTCGTGCAGCACGGCCTCGGTGCTCAGCAGCCCCGCCGGGCGCGCGTCGTTGGCGAAGAACGCGGCCACGTAGCGGCTGGCGTTCAGCTCCGCGTTGATCGCGTCGAGCGCCACCGCCAGCGGGCTTAGCCCGCCCAGGTCATCCAGCGGGTCGAAGTTGCGGAAGGCGATCACCTCCTCCGCCGGATACTCCCTTCCCTGCGATCCGGCCCGCTGCCGGTAGCCCACCACCCCGCGTGCCGGGTCGCTCAGCGTCTCGACCGTCTGCGGGTTCAGCCAGGCCAGCGACCGCACCCCCGCGCCGCGCGCGCCGGGCGGCAGCACCTTCAGCCAGTAGGCCACACCCCAGATGTTGTAGGCCGCCTCGGTGGCCCGCAGCAGATCGCCCAACCCGGCCCGCAGGCCTGCCCCCCGCTGTGATCCCGGCAGCCGCAGCAGCGCCAGCAGCGGGTGATCGGCCAGCGGCGTCCCGTCGCGCTCCACCAGCACCAGCGGCACCCCGGCGACCGCATCGGCGCGCAGCTTGATGCAGCGGTACGCCCACACCGCCGAGGCGTAGGCCCGCGCCAGGTCCTCACGGGATGCGCCCAGGTCGCGTTCCGTCCGGCGCAGCCCGTGGAACGCCTCGAACAACTCTCCGCCCTTCATGCGCACCGGCCGCTGGCTGCCATCGGCGCCAATCCACCTGCCCTGTGGAACCTCTCCCATCTGCCTGATCCTCCCCTTCTGCCCGCCGCCTGCCCCTGCATGCCGGCCTCAGAGACAGCGGCGCCTCGCCCCGGCATCCTGCGGGGCGTGCAGGGATCACCGGGGGCGAGGCGCCATGCTCTCGCCGTTGCCTTCAC